TGTTAAGATTAAATTCTTAACTGCATTAATAATCGCATATTCATTCTTATGCGTATTGATGTCTTTCTTAACTGGATGAATAGTGAAATTCAAATCCAAATCTTTGAAAGCCCTTGCGTTATCTATATCTACTGTAGCCATGTTCTATTTATTCTACCTCGGAAGCGGAATTAACATCCGAGCAATCTGTTCCGCCGGTTCTTGTATCACCGGGACATGAGAAGTCCGTTCTGCCAGATTGTCTTCTTTCATAGAAGTTACCGCCAATCCAACGATGATAGTTGCCATTATGTCTTATATTAGAATCACCTTTAATAGTTTCAGTTTTACTGCCCACACTTGCGTTAAATGCACCACCTACGGTAAGATTGAAATCACCGGCAACTTTCCAATTTACATTACCGTCCACATACAAATTAACATTACCTTGAACATAAACTGAATCGTTACCAACAATCACACTAAACTTGTCTTTTTGGATGCGTTCAGCACGGTCTCCAGCACGGTCTCCAGCAGGTCCCCATTCAACATATGAACCTGACCGATGGTACAAGTGTATTCTTTCATTGTCTTTCGTGTCATCAAACTCTAGGGCGTGTCCTGATTCACTCTCATATACATTATTATATGGGTAAGTGGCATTGTAATATGGCTCTGGTTCTACCCGTGAGGCTTTCTTTGCCTTTTTTTGTGATACAATAGAATCATCTATGGTTTCGTTTCTTGCCAAGCGTGAAGTTGTTGGTTCGTCAAGTTTTCTTGGGTAAACCGTTTGTGTTTCATTTGGTTTAACTGGCGCTGAAGTGAGAGCTTCGCCTGTTCTTGGGTCTGAATAAGCTTCTTGCGGATTACCCGCTTTCAATGGGATACTTGGAAACACTCCAATGATAACAGGTTCTTGTGCGTTCTCACCATCAACAAAGAATCCAAAAACCATATCACCTTCTTTTGGTGCATACGGATGAGGATTATTTACAGGAAGACTAGGCATAGCCCATGGTAGATTTTCAGTCGGTAGTTGCATTTTATTATCTGCATGCCAACCCATACATCTTACACGACAACGGCCAAGTTTTAATGGGTCTTGTCTATCTTCAACCACACCGACCCACCAAGTGAATCCGTTTTTACCAGCAAAATCTTTTGTATCTTCGTTATATTGCATATTAATATTCTAACATCGCTCTTGTTTGTAATGGGTTATCAGCAGGAATGAAATCGTTACTATTGGAACTTGAAGCTACTTCAATTATTGTTTCGTGTTTATCAAAACCAATAATGTGCCTTGAAGCTACAATCACATATTTACCACTTAAACTCTTGTCTTCGTTTGTGTCGCCTTTTTCTTTTAATCCAAATGTTGGTGCAGTTAAGTTAATATTGAAGCCTGAAGTTAATTGAAAATTACCAGGCATAACAAGTTTCACTCTTTTAGCCATAAGGTTAGTCAATATAGCTTTTCTTTGAAATATAAAGTTTTCTTGTGATTCTACTTTACTTAATGAAGTTGGGTCAGATTGTTTAATATAATTACTTAATTGACGAGCTGCACCAAATAAACTAACAACTTTTTTAGAATCAAATGCTTCAACATTCTTTTGACCATCACGATTTTGCATTGTCGTTATATTCGGATTATCATTACCGTGTTTCATATTTAAGAAGTGGTCACCATAACTAATATTCTTTTTTTCAAATGTTCGTGTCATCGGGTCAAAGCCCATAAACTTACCTGCATTAACACCACTTCTTGTTTTTTCAATAGAATCGTTTTGTGCAATCACCTCAAGATGACGAGCTGAACTAATTTCTTCTAAAGATGTTTTATTAGATTGGTTCTTTGGTTCAAATTTAACATCTAATATATCATCCTGTGTTAGAAGCGTTGATAATGAAACAAAATTATATCCAACTAGGTTCTGAAAGAAAACATAGTTAGGTGAATTTTGTTTATCTAATGCTCTTTTGGCGCACCATTCAATAGCATCTAACGGTCTTAAATTTGGTATAACAACATTACGAACACCACTTGTTGGTTCATATAAACCGCCAATATTATTTTGTGGCACTTTCAAATAATTAAATAGTATCTTTTCAACAATCTGCGAATATGTTAAATCAAAGTTTTGATTAACTCTTTGTTGGTCTGAAAACATGAGTTCGTCAGAAACAAAATGTAGAATAAAGGTTTCACTATTTTGATTTTCATTTTTACGGTCAGATTGTTTATAAACACGAAATGCTTTACGAAACTTACCAATATCAGAATTCTCATCTTTTGATACATCAATCAGCAATGATTCTGAGCCATCAAACAGGAGTTTACCTGAAAGACCATTTGAATCACGAATAAGAATATTACCAGACATTACTGGTAAAAACATTGAATCGTAAATATTCAGTTCTTCAAATATCTTTTGAATGTCAACAGGACCAGCTTTAGTCACTAAAGTTAATTCATGTATGAAAAACTGTGTGGACTTTTTGACTTTTAAGTCACTCATAATTTAATAACTCGTTTGAATTCTTTTTCTACTTCTGGAACAAATTCTGTTTTTAATAATTTAATTTCTCGTTTAGATTCATTCACTTCTACTTCATAATCATAATAGGTTTGTTTTTCTTTTGAAATAGTTTCAGTAACGGTTGCACCACTATCTAAAGTATAAGATGTTGATGAGGCTGCAACATTCGCATAAGTGTTAGCATCTACTTGAAACCTCTCTTCAATTTGTGTGCTATCAGATGCTGTTCTTGTGATAATCTTATAATAGGCTTTTGTATTATTTGTGCTTTGTGCCCATTGAATACCTGAAACCGGTGTGGTGTTAGCTGCACCGTTGGCGGTATATTTTGTATTAATAAATTCTATAAGGGTGTTGTTCTCTAAAGGCCAATCATATTGAGGATCAATAATATCATTAAACAATAAAACTATCCAATGTCTTTCTGGATTATCATAGTATTTTGAAGCAATAATTTCAGGCGTATCAGAATCTTTAATTTGATATTTGTAAAAAGCTGATGAGTTATTTTTTAACTCTTTTTCAAAACCAAACCTTGATATGATATTCGTAACAGAATCAAGACCGCTTGATTTCGTATTACTTGTATAAAATGTTTTTGGATAGTAATTAAAAAACTTTGCCATATTATTTTCTCATCATTTCAGATTTAGGTCTATCGTTTCTAAAATCTGCTTTAGTAAGGTAAGTTGTTTCTTGGAATTGTAATTGCACTTGAATTGCAACCGGCATACCAGTTCTACCTAAAGCTGGATTACTTTCACCAGGAACTTCATACGCTGAAAAACCATTAGGTGCATAATTCACATCAATTGTAGTGAGAACACAGGTTGCGATTGGTGGAATATTTGGGTTTTGTGAAGAACCATAATAGAATTTAATATCAAATTCAGATGGTGGTATCAAGAAACCTTGTGCGCTTGCTAATTCTGGCGCTTGATGAAAACGAAGTCTTTCAATAATCTTTTGAACCTCTAGTGCTTCTTTTTCATCTCTTGGATAAAATGTAAAATCAAATTGAAATTGACGGAAATTTGGTGATTTATAAATCATTTCAAGCATAGGATTTTGAACTGTGCCTGTAGCCGCAGTAAATAGTGCTTGACCTGTGTTTTCACCAGCTAATGATGATACACCCTTGAGGATATTACCTGCAGCTGATTTTGCAGCTGCATTACCAGCACCCATATAATCGCCAGCTTTAACTTTTTCAACAATAGAACCGCCAGCAGCTAATGCTTGTCCTGTCATTTCACCGCCTAATTGTAGTTGGTCATATCCTTGTGCATAAGTATAATTTAATGTGTCGGGCATATACAACGCAATAGCATCACTCGTAAGCGTGGTTGTTTTTAAGAAACCTAAACTGCCACCAGTAATCTTTTTAATAGAAGTGTCTATCACCGCTTTGGTTGATTCTGAATTGCCGTTAAAGATAGAGGCTTGACCAAATAAATTGCCAATTTTACCAGTGACACTATTCAACCCACCCAAAGCACTACTTACACTTTTACTAGCTGCATTAGTAAGGCTTGCAAACTTTCCGCCTGTGGATGAATTGATTGAATTTAGCCCGCCATTTACTTTACTCAACAGTCCACCACCAAAAGCACCAGATGCGTTTCCAATATTTGCACCTAATGTTTGAGAAGCGGCTGAAGAACCTTTAGTTACTGGAATAGCACTATCACCTATCGTTTTGCCTCCATAACTTGTATGTCTTTGTTGGCGAATATAGATGACCATATAATGGCCCTTATCTGCTGATCCAACATCTATTGGATAACGAAAGGTGTTTTTCTCAAAATCAGTACCTTCAAGTGCTGATAGTGGACCATTTCTTCTACTGTCTTGTTTATTGAATGTTATATCACCGAAACCGAAAAGGGACATGTTTACTTCCAGAGGTAAATTGTGTTAATTAGCATAGATAGTATTTATGTCATATAAAGGATGGTTTAGACCAAAAAACCCAACAAAATACAAAGGCGATGCAGCTAATATCGTCTATCGTTCCAATTGGGAATTAAGAGTAATGAAACATTTAGATATTGACCCCAATGTTCTTTGGTGGGCGTCAGAGGAGTTGTCTATTCGTTACAAATCACCTATTGACCAAAAGATGCACCGTTACTATCCAGATTTCATTGTTCGTGTTAGGCAAACTAACAATAAAGAAAACACTCTGGTCATTGAAGTCAAACCAGAGAAACAAACCAAGAAACCAACCCAAAAACGCAAAACAAAGACATTTATCCAAGAAGCCATGACTTATGCAATTAATCAGGAGAAATGGAGAGCTGCCGACCTGTTCTGTAAAGAACATGGATGGGAGTTTAAGATTTTAACTGAAAAAGACCTTGGCATTTGAGATAAATAGACGATGGCATATTTAATAGACCGTATCAAATCGTCTTTAGCAAAAGAAGGACTAGCTCCTCGTTCTAATCAAGCGAGAGCTTGGTTACAATCTAAAGTAGCAGAGTTAAGACCGACCCGTTCAGCTTTAATGAGTGACAGGAATAAACTAAAAGAATCGTCAGTCATTGGTAAGATGTATTTTTACTTTTATGACCCAAAGACAAAAGATACGATGCCCTATTATGATAGATTTCCATTGGTTATACCGATTGAATCATATAACGATGGTTTCTTGGGACTAAACTTACACTATATTGCTCCAAAATATCGTATGACACTTTTGGATAAATTGAGTGTAACAGCCTCTAATAACACATATGATGAGAAAACAAAATTAAGACTGAATTACAGGTATCTAGCCAATGCTTCAAGAGTGTTTGAAGCGACACCGTGCATCAAAAGATATTTGTTCAGTCAAATACAATCAAGATTTTTAGAAATAACAGCAGATGAATGGGATATCGCAGCTCTATTACCAATGGAAAGTTTTGTTGGCGCTTCAACCAATAAAGTTCACGCTGAATCAGAGGAACAATTTTAATGTCATTTTCACCTAATTTATTCTTATCTAATGTAAGAGCAAAAGACGGCTTAGCTAAACCATCAAGGTTTGAAGTTGTTCTCCCTATACCAACATACATTGGAAACTTTGTTGGTAATTCTGTGATTGAGAAAATATTAAATTTTCCCAATTCAGTATTTAATGATGTGAGTGATGCTATTGGTTCTGCTTTTGGTCGTCAAGGCGCCAAAGATGAACAATCAAAATCATCTAATCCATCCGTTTCAAGATATTTGGCTTTACAATGTGAAAGTGCTGAATTGCCTGGAAGAACTTTAGCAACAGCTGATGTAAAAATATATGGTCCAATATTTAAGGTTCCTTACCAATCACAATATGCGGATACAACACTAACATTTTTATGTACCAATGATTTCTATGAAAGAAAGTTATTTGACCGTTGGTTAGAAGCTATTCATCCTTCTGACACAAACAATCTTCGGTTTCCAAAAGGTCAATCTTCACGATATATGACCAATATTAAAATTATACAATATGATGAATTTATTAAACAGATTTATGCAGTTGAATTGATTGACGCTTATCCTATTGGTGTAGCACCACAAGCTTTGAATTGGGGTGAAGATGGATTCCACAGACTTCAAGTTCAATTTGCATATCAATATTTAAGAGTGCAATATGAAGGAACTTACAACCTAGCTTCAGCTGCAACCGCATTGTTTGGAGCAGCTGGTGCAAGATTATTGCCTTTTGGAAAAGCAGCTACAAGATTACCATTTTAATTATTAAAGCGAGGTTATTATGTTACCTAAACTAGATGTGCCTATACATGAAGTTAAATTAATTTCAACGGGCAAAACAATCCGTTTCAGACCATTTTTGGTCAAAGAACAAAAACTATTTCTAATGGCGTCAGAATCTAGTGACCCTAAAGAAACAGTTAATGTCATTCGTCAAGTATTAAAGAATTGTGTGCTTGATGAAATTGATGTTGATTCATTACCAACTTTTGACCTTGAATTCTTGTTTATGAATTTAAGAGCTAGGTCAGTAGAAGAAATTGTAGATTTGAAATACAAATGTAATAATGTGGTTCTAAATGACAAAGGTGAAAGTGATGCTTGTACCGGTGTTGTTGATTTCAAAGTTAATTTACTTGAAATTCAACCTACAAAGAATCCTAACCACACAAATAAAATTCAACTGACAGATAATTTAGGTGTTGTTCTCAAATATCCATCTTTTGATATGATTCAAAGATATGAAGATAAAACTGAATCAGACATTATGTCTTCAGTATTGGTTGACTGTATTGATTATATTTACGACAAAGACCAAATATATTATGCTAAAGATTCTTCAAAAGATGAGTTGGTTGAGTTTGTTGATAACCTTCAACTAGGGAACTACTATCAGACCAACTTTGCTTTAATGCAACATCACAAGTATAGTTTATCTGAGCTTGAACAAATGATTCCTTGGGAAAGAAATATCTATGTTAGCTTATTAATTAGGCACCTTGAAGAAGAAAAAGAAAGATTAGAATTACAACGACAACAGAGAAAAAATAGATAAAAATGGCATCAACTTTTGCTAGTAGATACTTATCTGATATTGAAGAAGGTAAAGGCCTTGGTGCTTCTGCCAAAGAAATCTTCAAAGATACCAAAAAAGATATAGGTAAAAAGTTCTCCAAAGAAAACCTTGTTAAAAGTGTTTTTGGTGGTGATGATATTTTTTCGGCCATGATTCGTGGCAGGTTGGGTATCACAAAGTATAGAAAAGAAAAATCACCAACAAAAGAAGGTGTTGATTCTAATTTCATAGAAACAATTGCAAGAAATTCTTTGGCTCTTCCTGGTATAGCCAAAGATATGAATATTCTTCGCCAAAACATTGTTGAATTGGCGAGAATTGAAAGAAAAGCCGAAGAACAACAAGATTTATCCAAACAAGGCGATTTTTTCAAATCACAAGACACTTTAGAATCTCAATTAGAAGCACAAAAACTCAAATCACAAACTCCTGGTTCTCCAACAGCCGTTAAAGCTGGCGGTGAAGAAAGCCCACCAGATGGTAAACCGAAAACAGGCGGCATGTTTGGTGGTATTGTTGATTCTATAAAAGAAGGATTACTTGGCGGCATATCTGGTGCATTTAGTCCTAAAATGTTAATTGGTACCATAGGTAAGACTTTAGCTATCGGTGCAATATTAGCATCTTTATGGAAAGGCATCACAGCTGGTTTTGAAAAATGGAAAGAAACAGGTTCTTTATCTGAAGCCTTTATAACAGGTTTAGGTAAAATGCTTGATTTCGTTACCTTTGGGCTTTTTGGTGAAGATTCATTACGCAAATTAATAAAAGATGTTGGTGATGCTGTTGAACCAATTATTGATAATATCAAAGAAACCTATTACTCAATGAAAGATTGGATTGCTAATAATGTTGGTATACCAAGAGTTTCATTTACTATTCCATATATTAATAAAGATGTGAGTTTTGGTCCATATTATCCATTCAAAAAAGATTCAAAGAGTTCTGCAAAAGAAAATTCAGCTGGTGAATTCAAAGCACAAAGAACAGCTGAAAAAGTTCAAAAAGAAATGCAAAAGGCCACAGACTTTATTGCTGGTGTGGATAAACAATTAGGTCCAACCAAAGATAAAGTTGTTGAAGAAGTAAATAAAAATATGGAGAAGGCAACTTCTCTTGTTAAAGATTTACCTAAAAATAGAAAAGAACAAGCTAACATATTAGGTAATCTAAATGCAATCACCGAAAACAATTTACAAAACATTAAAAAACTTAATGCAAAAGGTGATTATAGTTTAGGCCGTGCTGAAGATTATGAAAAGAATGTTGTTAATCCAGTTAAAAACCAATTAGCTACTGCACAAAATAAATTTAATCAAGGACCAGAAGGTGGTTGGGATAAATTACTTTCGGGCTCTATGGATAAAGCTACTCAAGCTTTGAGTGGTAAAATATCGGCTGGTGGTGCAGCTGAAAACACAACAGGTTCGGGTTCATCACTTTTAGGTGGCGGTTCAACTGCGCCTACACCAACACAATCAGCGCCAAGTTTAGGTTCAGATATTGCATCCAAATCATCACAAATTTCTGAAGGTCAAAGAATGGAATCAGCAGCCGACATTGGTTCACTATTCAATGCACCAGTAACAAATAATACATCAGGTTCTATGGGAAGTGGAAATAAACCACAAGTGGGCGACACATATAATATGGACTTATTAAACCTATTAGCAAGAACATAATAAATGTCACCAACACTTGTAACAGATAAAGATAAACAACAAAGTAATCTAGCGGATTCTTTCAGCGTTATCGCAAAGAATTTTCTACTTTTACCTGGTATTGCTCGTGACTTAAATGAAGCGGTTCAAAGTATTGTTGGTATTGTAAAACAAAAAGGTGGTGAAGCAAAAGAAAGTCCAGATGAGAAGTTTATCGCTGAAAAAGATTTTCAAACTGCAGCAAAAGTTAAACCACCAACACCAGTTAAGAAAGAAGAACCTACAAAGAAAAAAGGAATTCTTAGCACTATCATGGAGAATATTCTGAATCCTAGAAAGATGATTCAGAATGTGATGAAAAATATTAAAGTGTTTTTCAAACCTAAAAATGTAATGAAACTTTTAGGGAAAATAGCACTACCAGCATTGGCTATCTATTCAATTGGTAATGGTATCGTAGATGCTTTCAAAACATATGAAGAAACTGGAAGTATTTGGGAAGCATGGAAAGCTTCTCAAGTAGGAATCATTGGTTCATTTTTAGAAGTAGTAACCTTTGGTTTAATTGGTAAAGAAGACATCAAAGCCTTTCAAGATTGGGAATTAGAAACTTTATCAAATATCGGAAATAAAATCAAAGAATATTTTGGTAAATTCACCGATTGGCTTGGTGAAAAATGGGATGGAATAAAACGCTTATTTGGATTTGATGTTAAACCAAAAGAAGTTCCAACACCACAACAAGAACAAGTGGTGACACCTGAAATACTTAAAGGTAAAAAAGTTGAAGAAAGTAGAGATGCTCAACAACAAGCAGCTGACCTATTATCCAAACCTGTTATAACACCAGGTGAACCACCACCACCCACACCAGAAGTTCAACCATCAGCACCGGTTCCTGCTATATTAGCTAAACCTGCACCTAAAACTCCAACAGCGATTGCAAAATCTCCTGAAGCGGCTGAACCTATTCCAAAACCAACACAAAAAATATCTGGTATGGAAGATGTGAAGAAAATGGTCATACGACATGAAGGTATCAGAACAAAACCATATAAAGATTCAGTAGGTCTGTGGACTGTTGGTGTTGGACATTTAATTGGTGATGGTAAATCACTTCCACCAGAATGGAACCGAGAATTCAGCCAACAAGAAGTAATGAACCTATTTGAACAAGACTTCGCTCATCATGTTGAGATAGCAGAAAAGGGTCCAGGCTACATGTCTGCTAATGATTCAGCAAAAGGTGGGTTTATTGATTTATCTTTCAATTTAGGTAAATGGTGGACAGTAATGAAACAAGCTGCTAAACGAGCAGCTGGTGGTGATTACACTGGTACTGCTGAAGAATTAAAAGATAGTAAATGGTTTACACAGGTTGGTAATCGTGCTAAAGAAGTCACATCACTAATCGCTTCCGCCGGTAATGTTGGCCAAGGTGATAAGATTACAGTAGCATCTAATGATGTAGCTGTAGGTCAAAGACAACAACAAAAACCACAAACACCAATGGTTGTTAATGCACCAACCACAAATAACACTCAAGTTATTAACAATCAATCAGCAACACAAGCAAAAGACAAAACAACACCATCAAATATGGTTCTTGCCCGAGTGGCATAAAAAAATACCCGCCGAAGCGGGTATTCTCTTTTTAGATTATATTACTCTTGACCAGCTAATGATTTGAAATAATCTAAATCATCGTCACCGCCAGAAGCAATCTTAGCATCAATTTCGTTTAATGCTGAATCGTTAAAGTTTTCAACGACAACATCTTCAGCTTTAGTTCTTGGTGCTACTTCACCTTCAAAACCTAAAACTTTATCTAATCGTGCTTTTAATACTTCATAAGGTTTGAAGTGTTTTGGATCCAAGAATTCTTTTAATGAATGTTCTTGTTTCCATAATGCTTCAAGTTTAGCATCATCACCATCAAGTAATGCTGATTTTTCAGCAAACTCTGATTTATCATAATTACGATAGCCTTCAACATTACGAATCTTCAATTTGAAGTTTGCGCCTTCCCACATATCAAATGGGTTAACTGGTGTTTCATCCGCAAATTCTGGATTCATCGCTTCAGTAATCTTGTCAAAGATTTTCTTACCAAATTTATAAATCTTAATTTGGCCTTCATTTTCAGGATTGCTTGGGTCAGAAACCACATAGACATTCGCTACATAATTCAATCTTCGTTTTTGTTTACGAGCGATTTCTTTATTCGCTTCAATGCCAGAATTCCATAATGTAGAATTGTATTCTGAAACTGGATCTTTTTGGTTAAGTGTTGTGAGAGAGTTCTCAATATACCAACCGCCTGGTCCTTGGAAACCATGAGAGAAAACTCTTACCCAAGGTAATGCGTCTTCACCATCTACTGCTGGTGCTGGTAGAAAACGGATAATAGCCATGCCATTACCTGCTTTATCTACTGTGGGTTGCCATAAACGGGTGTCTTCTCGTGAACCGGATTCGGTCGTTGATTGAGTTGTTGCTTCAATCGCTTTTGTTAATTTTTCTAAACTAGAACGATTGCGTTTGAGTGATTCAAAGTTGCTCATTGTATTGCCTTTCGTATGTAAATGTATAAATGTATTTTTTGTATTTTCTTATCCACAAACTACCATAATATATCTTATTTAGTATTCTGATTCAATACTTCTTTCAGAATTAACCTATATCTTACACTATCTTGAGGCATAAATGCGGTATACTTGAGTATCGTTTTACGGTATTCAGGCCATCGGATAGTATCCGATATTTTCTTTGACCACATTGGAAAGAAGTTGAGTAACATATTCAAAATACATAAGGACTCAATCTCAATTTCTTTTCGTAACGCTTTGGTCAAAAGAATTGGGTAATCACCATCGGTAATCAATAGTGAATTTGGGTTATCTAACCCTTCAAATAGTTTTTGACAATCATTCTTAAACATATAAGATATAGCTTGATGATACTTTTTATGTTTAAGGTATCGTGCATCAGCTTCTTCTTGTAACAAATTACCAACCCACATATGTTCATCTTCAATCAAATTGAATACAATGAATTCTATGAGTTCTTCTTTTGTATTAAACTTGCGTGATAATTTATAGAAGTGATACTTGTCTTTACGATTCTCAAATGAGGTTACGGTTACGGATGTTTTGCCGTTATACTTGAAGAAGTCATAAGCCTCTTTGGTAAAATGAAGCTTCAGAGCTTGAAATATTGCAAAAGTTTCATAACCAGTCATAGTTTCTCATCATAATAAAGTGGGAGTTTTGTAGAGTTCTCCCAACTCTTTTATACTACCACCAACCGGTGATTTTGCCAACTAACTCAACTACTAATACAGCAAGCGCTACATTAGCTAATAAATTAACATCTAAAGTGACTTTAGGCATGTTATACTCCTTTAAGTTAATTTGCTATTTTGAAATGCGTATGAGATAGCAACGAAACTCATATTGGTAAACGAGAGCTTTTCTCTTTAAGTAAATTGTGGTCCATAGCATCCATTTCAATCTTTGATTTAAGATTGGCATTAATGAGTGTAGCGGCCACTTCAATTTCTAATCCTGTTTTCTTACAATGTTCTACGATAGCTTCTATGTAATTATAATCTGTGTTTGCTACTAAACCGTCAATAGCACGAGCAAACTTATTCATCTCATCTTTGGTTGGCATATTATTTCTTAATTGATATAGGTTGGTCGGGAGCTGATATTTTGCCTTGTTTTGAATACGCATATGCAACACAAACGGTGTCAGAGTGTGAAGCATAAGAGCATCTTACTGATAATGGGTCAATTCCTTTTTCAATTGCTTCTGAAACATTCTTTGACATCAATAATCGGTCATGAGCATAATAATACGCAACACCACCAGTAATTGATAGCAATACAATTGTTAAACAAACAAAGAAGATTGCACTTACTTTAACGGCTTCTTTTACTTGTGTCATTAGTTTGTTTCCTTTTTATCATAAAATTTATGTCGGCCAATTTGTGTTAGATATGTTACATTTTTCCATTTTGGATGAACATAATCTGCATGATAGAATAAAGCACCACGGCTTGGGTCTTCTATCTTATCGTGATTGGCATAAACATATACAGCTAATTCACGAACACTATTATACAACGAATGATTGAAGTGTGTCAAGGATTTAACATCAAATTTGCCTTCACAGATCCAGGAAAATTGGCAAGTTGATTGTGTTTTTTGTTTAACTACACCACAAATGGTATCTGGAAATATTCCGCTTTTAACACGGTTCATGGTGACCATGCCTACGGCAATTTGGCCTTCTTTAGATTCATGGCCTGATTCAAAGTAGATATTTTGTGCTAAGCATTCTACTTGTTGTTTTGCTTTTGGTGATAAATCGTTATAACTAATTTTAACTGGCATTGGACTTATTTGTGTTGCCATCACACTACTGAATCCTAAAACTATTAATACTGATATAAGTGTTGCAATAATTATTGTTGATGTGCTGAGTGTATGAATTCTCTGCATAGTATCTCCTTTTAGTTAAGGGCTATAAAACGCCTTTGGCTATACGGTTGCGCTAGCTTTTTTATTTACAGTTTTTGTTTCAATATTAGAAACAAAGCCATTGAGTTCTTGTGCTTTGGTTATAATATCTTTTTCTGATGGGTATGTTGGGAAACCTGGATGGTCTGGTATTGATCCGCCATTAAGTTTTGCTACTTCAACTTTGACTGACCAATCATTACTGATTTGTTCTCGCTTGCTTCGGTAATCTTCTTCAAGCATTTCTTTCGCCATTTTTAATAGCTCAAGACGAATTTCAAAAGGTGTCATATTTGACATTTACTTCTCCTGTGTGTCTGTGTTTGTGTTAGTAACCTTTGTGTGTGTTTGGTTACTAGGTTTATTTAGTATATTTTTGTCTTTGGACTTGTCTTTTTTGAAGATATTATCCCAATTATTATCAAACTCTTCCTGGCTCACACTATATGGCCTTGGTTTAGAGCCTTTACCACCATCACCCATAATAGTTCCTTATGACATAAAA